ATACTGGTGTTACTGTTACTGGCACTCAAGGACAAGCTGGTGCAAAAGTCCAACTTGTAGTACCTGAGTCACAGCCAGCAAGTTTTATATACTACTGTACAAACCACAGTGGTATGGGTAACAGCATTACAGTTAAAGACGATCCTCTTAAAACAGTATCTGATAATATAACTGACATCACTGCTGTAGCTAATAACTCAACAAATATAAATGCTGTAGCTAGTAACGCATCAAACATAAATAGTGCAGTTAGTAACGCTAGCAATATCAACAGTGCAGTTAGCAACGCAAGTAATATTAACGCAGCTGTAAGCAATGCAAGCAATATAACTGCTGTAGCTGGTAACAACTCAAATATTACTGCTGTAGCTGATAACGAAACTAATATAAATGCAGTACAATCAAACGCTTCAAACATTAACGCTGTAGCCGGTAATGCTACAAACATTAATGCTGTCGCAGCTGATGCTACTGACATAGGGGCTGTAGCTGGTAAAGCAACAGAAATAGGTAGACTAGGTACAGCTGCTGCTGTGGCTGATTTAGCAATACTAGGTACAACTGCTATCGTATCTGATATGGATACACTAGCTGACATATCAAGTAACATTACTTCTGTAGCTAATAATGCAAGTAACATCAACAGCGCAGTCAGCAATGCTAGCAACATTAACAGTGCGGTCAGCAATGCGAGTAATATAAATACTGTAGCTGGTAATAATACTAATATAAACACTGTTGCTGGTATTTCTGGTAACGTAACTACAGTCGCTAATAATAGCAGTAACGTTACAACTGTAGCTGGCATTTCATCAAATGTCACTTCTGTAGCTGGTAATGCAACCAATATTAATAGTGTAGTATCTAACGCATCTAATATCAACACAGTTGCTGGTAGCATATCTAATGTAAATAATGTTGGTAATGATATAACTAACGTAAACACAGTTGCAAGCAATATATCTAACGTTAGTAATTTTGCTAACAGATACCGTATAGCAAGCAGTGCACCTACCTCTGGTCTAGATCAAGGAGATCTATACTTCGACACAACATCTAACGAGCTAAGAGTGTACAACGGTTCGGCTTGGCAAGGTGGTGTTACAGCTACTGGTAACTTGCCTAGTAATGGTGCTAACACATTTACTGGAGACCAGACGGTTCAAGCAAACATTATTGTAACTGGGACAGTCGACGGTAGAGACGTAGCAACTGATGGCTCAAAACTTGATGGCATTGAATCAGGTGCTACCGCAGACCAAACAGCAGCTGAGATCAGAACATTAGTAGAAAGTGCTAGCGATAGCAACGTGTTTACTGATGCTGACCATAGCAAGTTAAACGGCATTGAAGCTAGTGCAACTGCTGACCAAACTGCTGCTGAGATCAGATCTCTTGTAGAGTCAGCGTCTAACTCTAACGTATTTACAGACGCAGACCACAGTAAGCTAAACGGAATAGAAGCAAGTGCAACCGCAGACCAGACAGCAAGTGAAATTGTAGCTTTAATCTCTGGACAAACTATCGCACCCAACGTAATCACAACTACTAACTTAACTATAGACTTCGGGTCAATCGCATAATGGCAAAATTATTAAAACTAAGACGTGGTACAACTACGCAACATAGTAGCTTTACTGGAGCCGAGGGTGAAGTTACTGTAGATACAGACAAAGAAACTCTTGTCGTACATGACGGCTCAACTGCTGGAGGTCATCCAGTAGCAGCAGAAGATATGGCTAACGTATCTTCCGCTTCT